GTTCCACCATTAATATCTGCAGTATCCGCTACAAGACTATCAATGTTAGCAGTACCATCAATGTATAGGTCCTTAAACTCTTTAGAAGATGATCCAAGATCAATATCATAACCCTTACTTGGTTCTAGTACACCGTCAATTATTTTTAATTGCTCTATAGGACTACCAGTTACTTCTACATAGAACTCAATTTCATTGTTACTAGTATCAATAACTACTTTGTTGTTGCCATCAGCATCAGCAAGAGCACTGATACGTGCTCCTCCTCCAGTAGTTCCATCGTGGGTATGTCCAGACGTTTCATCAAATGCACTGTCTAGTAATCCAAACTCAGTTACAAAGTCAGATGCTTGGATTAAATCTCCAGCATTTCGTGCATATGTCTTACTGTATCCTGTAGCCATTATAACCTCTTATAAAGATTTTCCTACGTGTGCTCGCACGTACAATCCCGAGATGGTATATCCACCTTGAGTATTATCCGAATATACCTTAAAACTATTTATAAATCCAGATCCCTCTACTAGTATTCTATAGTTAAGGAACCCATTCTTAGAGTAGTATGCTGTTCCATAGAGACCAGTACCATAGTTTGAAAATGTTCCATCAAATGCTAGTGGATATGGATTAGGTTGTTGTGTACCTGTATCATCGTAATCATAGATGAGTTTAAGCCACACATCAGAATTAGGACCTTCTATAGTTCCGTTAAGATTTACCCATCTAATAGTTTTCTTTATTCCAATATCTCCGTAATCTATTGGAGCCGTTTCAAAATAAGCATTAATGGTACTTCCTGCAAAGGATGTAGTGTTTGAGGCATCATGTAAATATACATGTCCATCATATCCACCATGTAGAATAATCTCTTTAGCACTATTCAGACTAATGATAGCATTTTCTTTATTTACTCCAGACCATGCACAAGCTACAGGTATTCCTTGTAACTCTCCCCATTCCCAACTAAGTCCTTGACTTCCTGCTTTATATGTACCTACTAATCCCATTTGTTGTCCAGATGTGTACGTACTTTTACAGTGAAACATTCGGTACTGATTACGTTCTCTAATAGCAAAGCTAGAAATATCTTCTACATTAATATCTACTAAAATATCCTCAATAAGAGGATTAATCTTTCTAGAAATAGTTCCTAGTTCAATGTCGTCAATTCGTTCAGTACCTGCTAAGTTTCTAAATCCATCTGGAGATAACCAGATTAAATCTCCACCAATTTCTTGAATAGTATATCCAGATACACATCCCATATTCCTGGAAATAGATGTAACAGAAGGTACTCCGTTAATTCCAGATAGTTCACTTACTCCGTTCTGCCCAAAGATAAATAGACGGTCTCTCCATGCCTTTACACCAGTAATCTTATCAGTAAACTTTAGAGAACCACTAGTTCCACCAGTAAAGGATGTTGGAGCAAACGCATCACTCCAATACACAGTTTCTTTATTAGTAGAATCTCCTCCAACTACTAAATGATCTTTATATACAGTGCCCCACTGTGCAGTAGTAAAGGTACTAATTTCGTCATAAAAATATGTTTTAGTAGTTGTTCCTGTAATTTTAAACCATGCTACTTTATTAGCACCATCTAATATAAATAATTCTCCGTATTCTGTATTGCCTTCATACAGTACAAATTGTATTTGTTTAGACCCTACTGTTCTAGTAGTTTGTGCTGCAGCATTTAAATTAACTAATGTAAGACCACCACTAGCACCACTTTTATTTACTTGAGTCCAAGTAGTTCCATCAGTAGTAAAGTAAATGTTGTAGTTTCCACTATCTACCTGTACTGCTACAATTCCATCTGCGTACTGACATACTCCGTACAATCTAGTAGCTGAACCACTTGGAGTTGCAGTACTCCACTGCTTGTATCCATTGATTCTACGGTAGCCACCACCAAGAGCACTCTCAAAGTTAACCATTTTCTTGAGAGAACCTGGATTTTTTGCAAGGATATAGTCTGGAGTTACTAGATCCAGACCACCTTCAAACGGAATGACTACTCCAATAGGGTTTCCCATTAGTATATTAGCATCCTATCATCAGAGAAAAAGTCTGGAGGACTTTCAACAAGTTCTTCTCGCATCTGTCGTAATCCTTTCTTATAATCATCGGCAGCAAATCCTGCTTGTTGATAGTTTTCTTTGTATTGCCATGCATAGTATCTAGCTCTAGCAAGTACTACAGGAATGTACCTATCAGGAATAGGTAAGTAGTCACTATATACCGTCATTTTTTGTGGTTGACTATATGCATAAAAATAAATTCTATACACCTTATCAGGTACTGGAGATAATCCAAATCTAATATTATCTGGATTACGGATTACAAATCGAGGTACTCCTCCAGTAAAGGTACTAGAATTTAAATCAGCATCATCTCCATCTTTAAAGTACCGCATCCAAAAGTCATGATCTACAAACCGCAAACGATTAGAACTATATGGAGCTACTTCTCCAGATACTCCTTTTGTAGTTGCATAGAATCTATCCCAGGATACGTAAGAATAATCATCATCCTGAGTACGTCTATTTGGATTAAGTAAGTACCAACGTGTACCTGCTACAGTTTCTACGTAAGTATTTCCAAAGAAAGGTTCTTGTGAATTAGTTAACGCAAGAAAAGGCCATCCATAATGTGCAGTACAAATTTCAAAGTACGCCTTATTGATGAAGTTTTGTATTGCTTTTTGAATATTAGTTGCATTGCCAAACGTAACTGAGGTTAGTAAAACTTCATTAAGTTCTACTAATATCTCATTAGTCATATCTAAAAACGTAATCATTCAGTAATACCTTTTACTGCTCCACGTGCGTATAATTGTTGCCATAATAGATCGCGTTCAGCACTACGTTTTTCTTCTACTTCTAGTCGTTTAGATACTTCTCCAAAACGCGTATCTAAATATCTATGTAGTTCTGACATACGAGCCTCATCGTCACGTTTTAATCTCATCTCAAATGCAGGCAGATCAGAAACGTCTTTATTTACTCCAGATGCCCACCAAATAGCCGTTGCAGTTTGTAGACCAAGCGTAAGTATAATTCCAGCAGCCCACGCAGGAAATCGGGGCTTTGAATTTATTGCCACCTCCATTCTATGTTGTCCTTTTTGGACTTCTTTCACTTCAGTTTCTAATTTAGAAAGTCGATCATATACATGACCTAGTTCTAAGCGACTTGAAGAATTTATATGATCTTCTTCTCTCATGTATTAATTTACTCTACCCAGTACGATGGCCACCAGAGCAGTGTGTAGAGCATCATTTCTGCGACATCCTCTCCAACGCTTCAGTCTTGCGTGCGCTTCCCGCGGTGCTGCCGAAGTAAAATGACACCACGCCAGTCCACGCGGTGCCGAGTGAGCCGAGCATGATGAGCAACGGCTCCTTGCCAGAGTCCGGGAATCCCGTCGTCATCAGCCAATACAGCACGCCGAAGAATCCTGCCGTGATGAACAGCGCCAACGTCCGTGGTGTCTGGTAGTCCACTTTCGCCAATTCGCGCGCACTCGCTAGGTCGCGGATGTCCAGCTCGCGCATCTTGACGGCGAAGTCAGCTTCGGCCTGCTTCACCTTCAGCAGCGCATCGGTTCCGCCAACGAGCACTGCCTCGGCGACCTCCTGCTCGGTGCCGTCGGGACGCCCGAGCAACGCGACCGAGAGCGCCTGCACCGCTGCACCAGCGAGCGGACCACCGAGCGCAGTCGCCAGCGTCGGCGCGACGGTGCGGACGATGCTCTTCCAGTCCACTACAGTGTGCCTCCGCCTGCGCCGAAGCGTCGGCCAGGCGCGGTGCGGTCTTGAACGGCGCCGATGTCAGGGTGCAGGGGCAATGGCAAGTCATCGTAGGCTCGGACACCGGCAATCCAGGTTCCTGCGGAACGAGCGGGTGAACCGGCGCCGAGTGAGTAGTCGGACTGTAATAGCGGGTCAGCAGATAAATTTCCGGCAGAAGGCTGCCACCCGACGTATCCGCTCGTGTTCCCGTATTGGCAGTTCGTGCTTGCGGTTACAGCAGTCCCAGCTTTGTAGA